TGTTCCTTCCGCCCAAGGAACCTGTTGAAAAAGCAATCGGCGAAACCAGCCTCAAGAACCCCGTGTGGGACATGCGGGCGAAAGAGCGTTGGGAAGAAGCGACAATTGATCCGTTCAATGAACCGCTGGAAACACTCTGGCGTTGGGACAACGAGAAACTTATCGTCGTCCTGCAAAAGAAGCGGGTATTGTTCAACGACGATAACCAATTCCACAAGATTCCGTATTTATCCATCGGATGGTGGGACGTGCCCGAAGGCTTCTATAGCATGGGCCTCGCTAAAACCGTGGGCAGCGAGCAAATGCTTCAGCAGGGCGTGGTCAATACTTGGTTAGACGGCGTTGCCCTAAACCTCAATCCTTCATGGAAGAGAATACAGGGCAAAAGCGTTCCGACCCAGAGTATCCGACTATCGCCGGGCAAAGTAATTAATGTTGAGAACAAGGACGACATCACGCCCTTGGAAAGAACGCCTGCGGTTCCTGAAGCGGGCGAACATATTGCGATGTCTCAGGGCCGCGTGGATCAACTCGCAGGTGCCGGGGCGTTAAATACGCAAGGCATTGGGGCAGGGCACTCCAATCTTGCCCGAACCGCGACAGGCGCTAACGCGATGTTGAACAGCGCGACTACCGCGCCAGACTTCGTTGAGAAACTTGCGAATCAAGTAATCATTCCGTTGCTCAACAATTTCCATCAGATGAATTTCCGGCTTCTGCCCAAGGCGATGCTGAAGCGGATTCTGAACGACGAATTGCAGCACGACTATATTAAGGCACAGGGCGATGTCGTCAACCTGTATAACGCCAAAGTAAAGTTCTCGATTCTTGCTGGATCGAAGATGCAGGCGAAGCGGGCGATGCAGGCGCAGTTGCCCGTCATTATCCAATTCCTGACCAACGAGCAGACTACGCAGCAACTTGCTATTGCGGGCTACCGCGTAGATGTCCTGCAACTCATGCGCGACATGTACCAAGTTGGAGAATGGAAAGACGCTGCTGACGTGATCGTGAAAATGTCTCCCGATGAACAGCAGCGAGCGCAGCAGAATTCCCCTGCCGCGATTACGCAAATGAAAGTTCAGGGAGCGCAACAGCAGCAGCAGCAACAGCAGAACGATAAATTGGAAGTGGTGGATGCGGAGAACGTTGCTCGGGCAGGTAGGGAAGTTCTTCGCTCCGCGCTGGAGAAATCGGAAATGCCCGAGGAACTGACGGGCGGCCCCGGACCACAAAATGTAGGATTCACGCAGGGATAGCATGTGGACTTACGACACAAAGTCCGGAAAACTTGCCCATAACGGTGTCTATGTCGCTACGGGTTGGGCGGGACACAATGTCAAGGACGGCGTACAGGGAAAGAACAACCCCGATGCCGTTAGCGTAAAAGGTATCGGGCCTCTACCGCCCGGAAAGTACACAATCGGCGACCCATATGACAGCCCGCATACCGGGCCGTACACTTTGCCGCTGACGCCCGATCCGTCCAACACGATGTACGACCGCGATGGATTCAAAATGCACGGATTTCAAGTGGGCACGGATCCGAACGATCCGTACAATCCTTCGTCTGATGGCTGCATTATTCAGGCGCGAGGCACGAGAAGTCAGGTCGGGGCGTCGCCCGACAAGGACTTGGAAGTAGTTTAGGAGAGCAGTATGAATGTTCCCGTTCCAAATACGAACGAAGCAACAAATTGCGTGACTTTTACTACCGAGCAAACAGGACAAGCGTGGGGCGGGATTCAACCTCCGCAGCCACAACATGTTTGTCCCGCGTGTGGGCATTGTCCTTGTTGCGGGCGGGGCGGATATCAGTTTCAGCCGTGGCCGGGATACCCGAACCCCTATATTGGCGATCCGATTCCGTATCCTTGGGGCGGCCCGTGGTACGGAACGAATACTACTACGGCTCCGAACACCAACATGTTGTACACTGTTTGGAATTAAATGGACCCGTTCGACGCGGTGCATCCGAGTATTGCTGGCAAGAGAAACCGCCCGATAGAATTTGATGACGAAGAAATCACGCTTTCGGAGCCTGTCGAAGAAAAATGGCAAGGCTGGAGTCACTGGATCAACCAAGAACTAGCCAAGTGTCCGGGCGACGAAATGCTTCTGCTTATGAAAGACATGATGAAGCCCGTTGAACCCGACCTTCCGACCGATGAAGATTTGAGAAGCAACGGTTTGCGGTATAGTTTTTAGGTTCTCAGAAGGAGAACGCATGGTAACAAAGACCGAACAGATGTCTGCGGCTCTCGAAGAGATTATCGGGCGAAAACTTGACGACGACGAAACTTCGGGCCTCGAAATCTGGAGCAAGTCTTTCGATCTTGCCCACTTCATTGAAGGCTTCCCGCAGCAGTGGTCGCTTTTCAAGGAAATGCTCGAATCCTACTTGAAGGATATCGAGGAGCAGTGGGAAAACATCAAGGGTCGCGACCCCGCGACGTGCGGCGACCTTGCCATTATCCACGCACAAGTTTACGGCGCGAATCGCGTGGTTCGGGCGTTTATTCAGGATGTTGAGGCGTCGCCCGAGAGAATGCGAGAAGTGCCAGAAATTGTGAAGCAGAATGCCGCGCAACTGCGGTCGGTGCCTGCATAGACTTTATCCGTTTTCCGTACAAATTTACTCGCAGCCTTATAACCTGTGAGCGGGGAGTGCCTAGAACGCTCCCCACCTTCTTTCTAGGAGAACAAATGACTGCTACCGAAAGGTATCGGACTACTGATGGCTATCGCGCTGCGATTAAAAGATACCGTCAAAAGAACAGAGAAAAACTTAATAAAGTCGCGGTTCTGGCCAACAAGAAGTACAGGGAACTTGCAAAAGAAGAGGCACGGCAACACTACGGAAACGAGTGTTATTGCTGCGGAGAGACCGAACCTTTGCTGTTGGGGCTAGACCACATAGAGGGCAACGGAAACGTCCACCGCAAGCAAATAAAGCACGAACGACTGTATGTTTGGGCGAAGAGAAACGAATGGCCGCCCATATTCAGAACGGCCTGCCATTCCTGTAATTTGGGGTCACATCTTAACGGCGGAATTTGTCCGCATAAGCAAAAGAAGGAGGCGCAAAATGACAACCTTTAAGTAGGAGGTCAAAATGCGTACTCAAGAACAGAAACTTGCAACCCGAATCCGCAAGGCGGCGGAACGGAAAGCGCACAGAGAACGAGTCTTCAAAACCCATCCGCCGCTCGTTCGCTACGCCAAGGCCAAATTCAAGAAGGGCAAGAAGCGGCAGAAACGGACAAAGAAAGCGTCCTTCAAATTGGGCGTGCAATAGTTTCATAACAGGTGGACTCCTGATGGGCAACCGCCCGTGTCTCGAAAGAGGCTTGCTGCCGAAAGGCTAGACTGCGACAGGCACCTATAAGTTACGGGTTGTTAAGGAGTCAGACGCCCGTACTCAAACAAATCCCCGTAGCGTTTGGATTAACGCATAGGAGAATGTATGGCAGAAGAAGCACAGTTGGAAGATTTTACAGAGGGCGTACATCTAGAAACAGCGGATGGCCCGAAACCTATTGTTGAGTGGGGACAGCCAGGCGCTCCGGACCCGATTCAGACGACGGATGAATCCGAAGTAGCCGACTCGACGCCCGAGCCCATCGTCTACGAATACGAAGACGGCTCTTCGGTTACCATCGAACAGCCGGAACTTACCGGACGCGGCTGGCGGGCGACCGCCGATAGCGGGACAGGAAAACCCGCAGAAGTTTTCTACGGCAAGACCAAGGACGAATTGCTTCAGAACGTCCTCGTCGGGAAACTCAACGCTACGCGGAAGATTAACGAATTGAAGCGGAAGGCGTTGCTTGACGCTCCGGTCAATGATCCGTCGCCTGTAAGCGACCCCGAACCGCAGACACAGCCGACTCGCCTATCCGCTAACGATGTCTTCGACTTGAAAGCGAAACTCGAAGAAAACCCGGACTTGGCGAACGAGTTGTGGTTCCAGAAGCGCACGGGCATGACACCCGAACAGTTGACTTCCGTTCTTCAGTCGCTCCAGAATAAAACCGAAGACGCGCAGTCTGCCAGCGAAGACACAGCTATCGCGCAGATTCTTATTGATTGGCGCGATACCTCGGATTACGTCAACGACGACCGGAATCGCGACGCGATCATCGCTTGGCTGCTGAAATTCAAAGCCCGCGTCAGTCCCGCCCGATTCAATGTCGAAGGCGGCCTGTCGCATCTGTATCAGAACGGGCATCTTACGAACGAAAATCTTGATGAGGCTTGGGACGACCTGAAGGAAGAAGGGCAGGCGTTCCTGAACGCTCCTGCTCCGGCTCCTGTCGCTGTCAATCCCGGCAATCGTCGCCCGCGCAATGCGGGATTCAACATCCGATCAAATGGGGGAACCGTGGCAACTAGGACACCGCAAGTACCGGAAAAAATTACGCAGGCCGAATTGGACAAAATGTCCGACGAGGAAATCAAAAATCTGTATCACGGCATTCTGGAAATGAACCGGACACCCGCAGGTAAACGGGCAATATCCGATGCCGTCGAGCGGATTCGCGAGAAGAGGCAGTAATGTCGGGAAAAATCCGTTTCAAGGATTTGCCGCTGACAGTCGATGTTGTGGACAAGAGCAACCAACTTCGCGAAGTCGTTCAAAAACTCCAAGGTATTTTAGAGTGCGGCGACATTCAAGTCACTGTCGAGCCGTACCGTGTCGATAACACGGACGCCCGCACATAACAAGTTTCACTTGTACGGAAAACGGATTGTTGCCCGTCAAGTATTATCCGCCAACGCCCGCAAGGGGTTGTCTGGGGTAGTTAGAGGGATTACCAACCCGCGTCGCCCGGCTATTCACCGTCGCCCGCGAGCGTCAGTCTAACACTCAAGCGAATAGAAACACAAAAAACTTGAGGGTAGCTATATCGCATATTCTCCGGCAAGTATTCTTACTTCCGGCTCGTTGCCTAACTTGCAGGCAATTTATTACGAGCGGGAAGCGATTCCAAACTTGAAGGCGCAGACGCCTTTCCTTGCGATGACGAAGCAGAAGCCGCTTCCTCTCCGCTCGGGCAACCAGATTCAGTTTTTCACGTACGCCCTGCTCGCGGCCAACACCAACCAAGCTGCTGAAGGTACGGTTGGAAGCCCGATCACTGAATCGAGCACCAAGATCGTTGCAACCATCGGCCAGTACGCCGATTTCATCAACACTTCCGATCTGGCGATGGATGTCGCGATTGACGACCCCAGCCTGCTTCAGAACTTGTCGGTGGAATTGAACTACCGCCTCGCCCTGACTCTGAACACCCTCGTGCAGTTGACGGCGGATGCCGCGACTGGCGTGGATGCCAGCGTCAATATTCAGTTGGCGAACGGTTCGTATCTGACCGCCAACAACATCCGTACCGCGATCCAGCAACTCTATGGCGTGAACGCTCGCCCGCTAGAGAAAGACGGACGCATGGGCGGAATCATGCACCCGTTCGTCGCCCATGACGTGTACAACGACACGAGCAACAACGGCCTGACCGACATCCTGAAGCGCAACGAGTCCACCGTGCAGCAGCTTATCAAGCCGCTCTCGAACGACGACGTTGTGGAATTCGCGGGCTGCCGTTTCAAACAGACCACGACCGCTCCTTCGGTCACCATCAGTGCGAACACGTACTACAACACGTATATTTTTGCGGATGACGCGATTTTCAGCGTGTTCCTTGGGCCGAATCCCGAGGCTGGATCAAAGAACTATAAATCACTTGTAGCTTCTGCGGGCGACCGCAGTCGATAAACAACGCTAATTCGGTGAAACCCTCTCTGAGACAACACCGAGCGAAGCCTGAAAACTTCAGGAACGTGTAGAGACTATAGACGTTGCATCCCTCGTGGATGATGAGATAGTCCGAACTTACGGGCGACCGTAAGAGGCGAGCAGAAATGACCCGCCCTGTACAGAAAACGTACAAGTAACAAATTGAAGCTTATGATTCAGGAAGCACCCGCGCAGGGCAGCGTAAGCGACCCGGCTCGGCAGATTGGTGGATAAACGCACTGTCCACTTTAAGTATTCCGTGTAAGTTGTTGAAAAGGGTGCAGTTACAACGTTCGTTACACGAATACGCTCCGTTAACCGAATGGCGGAGTTTAAATTTCTCCTGATTGACTCGAACGCTGAGAAGCCAACGAGGGCGAACCTGAAAAGGACGCTGAGAGACTAAGCGGAGAAACGCGAAAGCGATGCAATAGTCCGACCTTACGGGAAACGAACCGTAAGAGGCGAGCAGAAATGACCCGCCCCGCCGCAAGGCGAGTAACAAACGTGCCCGGTTCCACGATGACTCTCCGACGCTTGCAGTCGGAAACGTCGTCTAGCTAAACAAACTTCGTGCATCTTTTTAGTTGCGGATTGCATCTAATAGGTGTACAATGTTTTTGCGGCAGAAATGCCGCACGTAGCCCGGCAGAGGGTGGGTGCCTCAATCACCCGCCCTCTAAACGGTTCCCTATTGAGGAGGGGACATGGCAAGAGACAAAGTAAGACAGCAGAAGTACAACGAGCAGTATAGGGCTGATCACAAAGATGATGCGGCGGCTTCGTGGAAAACCTACTACGAAGCAAACAAAGAACCTCTCAAGGCCCGACAGAAGGAAAAGTATCGGGCGAATCCGGCGCTTTATCTATTCTACGCAGCAAGGGCGCGGGCCAAAAAGTTTGGACTAGAATTCAACATCGAACCATCGGACATCGTAATACCAGACGTTTGTCCTGTCTTCAAAACTCCGTTCGAAGTAGGCGACCGCAATCGTTGCCCGAGCGTTGACAGGAAGCATCCCGACAAAGGGTATGTTAAAGGCAACGTCGCTGTCATATCTTTTCGGGCAAACCGTCTGAAAAACAACGCTTCTGTCGAAGAAATAGAGGCGATTTTGGATTGGATGAAATCCTAATGCCCTGCCGCCCGCGTTCGCTCCTAAGTCGTTTGTGGTCAATGATTTCCGGGCGATGCCGACACTGCTTTTTAGGGCTTGACAAGTGCCAGAAGTTTTGGTAGTCTGTTCTTGCGGGCGATTATGCCCGCGTTCTTGTACGGAAAACGTACTGGTGGAGGCGGCGAACCTGCTGCCCCGTGGGGCCTAGCGGAACTTGGTATAACTTGGTCAAGGATTACCGCGCCCACAAAGTTTGCTCAGATGAAGTGCTGTGTAGGCATACTGGACCGGGCTTCGAAGCCCGCAGGTCCACCAAGGCGTTCGGACTGGCGACACTCGCGTAATTACACGCTGAATAAGCGGTTCGGGCGTCTTGGTGGGCCTGAAATGGATTCGACAGTGTGAACGAAGCGGCATGGATGGGCACGGATGCTGTGGCCACGTTACGGACACAGAAATGCTAAACGCCAAGCCTCTTGCTATGGCTGCTGCGGCCTAATAACCGCTTGGGTTGTACGGG